CCTGCGGCATCTGCACCTCGTGAAATCCAATCTGGTCCTCCTGGTGGTGCCTTATCTTGGTCTAAATGTTGTACACCTTCGTATGCAAATTGTACTGACCATGAAATCGGTTGTGCAGAACTATAATCTAAATTATCATGTTGAATACTTGTTATTGTAGGATTAAAAAGTATTATTGGTGATTTTACTGGATCTTCTCTACCTCCAGACATTCTAGAAATAACAATTTTACTAAAAAAATATTTTTCAAAATTGATATCACCTTTGGGCGCCCCATCTGAGTGCGGGTTCCTAGTCGGAGGGGAACCAACTTGACCAAATGGTACATCTGATTTAAAGCGGGATTCTTTTACTCTACTTTTTCCTGTAAATGGTGGTTGGAACCCAAATTTATCTATACTGGGATTTGCGTCTACTACATCTGGAACAAATGCGCCACTTCCAAAATTTGAATTTACTTCTCGACCATCTTTATAATACCATTTAAAATATTCTTCCATTACTATTTGAAATTTATTATCTCTATTATCATAAAATCTAATAGTAATAGGTTGCCAATTTACTTTTGTTTGGATTATACGTTTTCTATTATATTGATTTAATGTTTGTGTATCAAATTGAAAACTGGGTAGATCACAACTTTGAACTACTGTAGATAAACCTTTAAGCATTTCGCGCCAAGGTTTGTCTCCTGTAGTTTTTGTAGTATAAAACTCCACAACAAACGCATGTTTTGCTCTAGGAATTCCAGTGAGTTGTCGTCCATACTCAGTAATTGTGCCAAAAGAATGATCGGCATAATTACGAAGTATTCTACCAAAGTATGCCATTATACCGACCTTTTATTATGATTATGCCCCAGCCGTAGCACCTGTATAATCTGCTACACTACTAGCAATTGACTGTCCTGCTATCTTAGTTGATCCGTCAGTACCCATATGAATAGCATTATCATATCGTATAGTCATATTAATTGTCATTGCATCACTTGTTGCATAATTTGATTCATTATATGCAGTTGAAGTAATCCAACAACCTCCTAATGACCAGCTATCTAATAAGACTGGACTAGTGACATCGCCATTGCCACCATCTAATGTATCGATTACAGTAGAAAATTTGTATTGGGCACCGGCAATAGGCGCAGATTGATTATGGTGATCAATTTGATTTTGCATTTGTTGGTCGACCATTGTTATTACATTATTGCTTATATCATCTCTAACTACAAGAGTAACAGGTTCCCATGTATGTTTTCCTGCCAAATAAATTCGAGAATTGTAAACATCTAATGTTACCTCTTCGTGTGTTAATGTAGGTCTAGTTACACTAACTACTTGGTGGGTTACTGTATCAGCTGTTGCCACTCCGCCAAGTTGTTTAAATGTTACCCTAAATCTATATTGTAATTTAGGCATCAATAACGAGGTAGTGGTGTCGCCTACAGGCACTCCAAATTTTGTTAAATTCGCCATTTAAATTATCTCCTATGCCGTCTTCAAGTTATTGTATGTATTTATAAGATTTGTCAGAAATTTTGACCATGGAAAAAGGCAGTAACAAAATTGCTACTGCCTTAAGTTTAAGAACTTATAATGTGCCAGTATTTACAATTCTAACAGGAATGTAAATAAATTCTGCGGCTTTTGTTGGTTCAATTGCAACATCAATCCACATTTCATTTTTATCAATTCTGGCCGATGTATTATTGGTTGAATCGCAGACAACAGCAAAATCATATAAACCACGTTTTGCCATTATGTCTCCTAAGAACCTTTCGACTGAATCTTGAGCTGCCGCTCTAGTTGCTTCGTCATTTGGTTCAAAGGCATAAGGTCTAGCAAGCGGATCCAATCCATCTCTAATATATGCTACCAATCTTGCAACATTAATTCTATCTAATGCACTTGACGCCGCATACAATGTTTTTTGTCCATATACAAATAATCCTTGTCCTGGGAAATTTGTAATAGGATTAACTTTTACTAGATACATTGTATCGCGTTGTCCTTGGTTAAGTGCTGTAGCAACAAATTCGCCTTCGTTATCTATGTAACCTACATTAGTTGCATTAGTTATTCCACCTCTTGTTAATCCTGCAGGTGCAAACCAAGGATAAGCAACAGAATCATTATATGCAATAGTTCTTAATGTCATATGTGATGCTGGAACCACAACCGATGTACCATCGGTGTTTGTTGCTAACCCACTTGGATAATAAACTGCCGCTTGTGAGGAAGATGTTATTAATCCATCTTCACCATTTTCTGTAGCATTTGTACCGGCTTGCCATGCTGTAACACCACTTGGTGCAAGTCTAAATGGTGTATCTAAAACACAGAATCCAGTTTCTTTTCTATCTACATTTAATGCTAACAATTCATCTGCACATTCTGGATAACCTGGAGCGGAAAGTAATGTAATTACTGTACTATCTCCACGTAAATCATCATTTGTAACAATTGCCGCTTGCATTGCTTTAACAATGGTTGCCCTTTGTGATTTTCTTCCAAAATATCCTGCGCCACTAGCCTTATTACCGGCCGCTGTACGCCACTTATGAGTTGTTGTTTCTGCTGATACATATTTTCTTACTTGATAAGAGGAATGTGCCATATTAATACAGAAAATACCTTCTGGATATAACGCACCATTTGGAGCATTTGCTAATCTTGTAGCACCACTATTATAAGTAGTATCTGCCGCTGTTGCAGTTAAATCTGCAAACGCAACCCCATTAGCAGTTGATTGATCTGTATTATCTCTTGCAATCCACGATGAAGTTACAGTATTGTAAACTTTGGTTAATGGATAATTTTCTAAATCATTTGTATCAATCCATACATCATTATTAGATGGTGCTGTTGGTGCAACGGTTCCATAAGCAGATATTGCTTGTGGAATCCACACACCTGATGTATTAATATACATATCTAATACTGTCGAAGTATCGTACCAATATGTTCCATCTGTTACTGCACCTGAAATTTCTGTAGCACTTGCTTCAATTTCATTTGCCGCGGCATATGTTGATGTTGCTGGTGCTAAATCAGCCGCTACTTGAGATGTTCCGTCGAATCTTTGAATAACAGTTGAAAAAACATTTCCTGTTAAATCATGTGATGCATAAAGTGAATTTATTGGTGGATTAACTCCGCCTGTTGCTGTTACTGTTGGATTTGAAGTAAAACTTCCCCCTACGGCTGTAACAACAACATCTGTAACTGCTCCACCCGATATTACTGCATCTATTGTGGCCGCTGAACCACCGCCACCTGTTACAGTAAGTGTTGGTGCTACAGTATAACCCGAACCACCATCTAAAATTACAAGTGATGTAGATACAGTAGATGCCGCACCTGCATAAAGTGAATTAGTATCTAATGATGTAACAATAATATCAGCAGGACGACCTGAATCAAAGTTACCTGGCTGTGCCGCTTCGGCATCAGTTGCATAAAAATTAACAGTTTTAGTATCAAATGATGTACTAGAGGAATTATAACTTTTAACAACAAGACTTGTTCCTTGTCCATCTGAAGATGTTTTTAACCAAACATCTTTGTCTACCGGACCTGATGGTTGTGAACTAGAAGGTCCTACTGTTACTGTTGTTGCGGTTAAATTGGAAAGATTTGCTGTACTTACTGCCTGCCATGCTGTTGCATCCCATTCGTAAATTTGTGCCGCCGCAGTACTTGTTCCTAATGCTTTGCTTGTAGCATTTACGACTCCAATTCTAAAATCGCCTGTTGCCGCTCCGTTGGCTGCCGCAGTAGGAGCATCAAGTGTCATTTGTGCCGCAGTAAACGGAGTTACTGCTTGTTTAAGCCATGCTCCTTGGGCAGTCGAATATTGAAATACACCATAAACAGAATTAGCAGTATCCCACCATAATGCGCCATTTGCAGGAGGTCCTGTAGGCTCAGCGGTTGCTGGTAATAATTCTGTTGTGTTTACATCTGCTCTTACAATATATGCTCGATTTGCCGCACCCAAATAACTATAAGCCGCAAGTAAACCATACTCATTTACCTCGTCTCCATTTGATGCTGTGCCCGATACCGTTCTAAAATACGGTGTTCCAAAAGTTTGAACAAGTTCTCTTTGACTTGTAATTAGTTGTGGTTTTCCTGCCATGGACGAAATGGTTCCTGATGCATATCCTGATCCACTTACATGTGCTTTATCTTGTCCCGAAGCACATACAATTAAAGGAACAGTTCCTGCACCAGCAGATCCGTAAAAACTCTCGTCTATAACTGAAACCGCAACACCTGGTGATACTAAAGTTGCCATATTAAATCCTCACTATTAATGACTAAATTCATTATTTAAATTATTTATCGTAAGATTAGCAAAACCAGGTGGTTATGCGGGGCTAGTTACTATGTTAAAAGACAACGATCTACGAACGTCAGGGCCATAATATGGATATATGGTGTGGAATAACCAAGACGGCCATATGTAAATGTGGCTTACTTCTGGTGTTACTAAAAAGGTATTAGAGGAAATTAATCTAGAAGGTATTATCATAGGATTATATACAAACTCAATACAACCATTTGCATTTGATACTAAAACGCCATCTCTTTGCTTCCCTTCAGGAAATTCTGAATCATATTTTGTTTTTATTATTTGAGGAATCTTTAAATATAAAACACCAGATAAAATATTATTATCACCATGTTCGTGTGCCTGATAATAATCTTTATCACGAAATTCTGAAAACCACATTTTTGAAATTGTTAATTTATGATCCTTATCTATTATTGATTTTTTACAAGAATTCTCAAATGCTCTAATATAATCATATGCCATTTTATATATTTGTTCTTGTAACTTACGTATAGGATGATCTACAGAAATAGCATAATTACGTGTACCTTCCGGTAACAAACCATCACACATTTTATTAGATTCATCTATTAACGATTGATCTATAACATCGTGCAATAATGCTGGAGGTTGAAAGGGGTATATAAAATCCATTATATCTCCGGAAATAAACATTCATGGATAAATTTGTGAACAGTTTCATTATCGTCACAAAAATTACCCATTACTTTTAGTGTATGTGGATTTTGTTTTTGATTATGGCAATACCAATTTTGATTTTTAAGTGTAAATCCGTGACCATATTTAAATTCATGTGCATTACATTTATCTAATTCAGTAAGATAATATTCTAAATTTTCTACTGCTAAATCACAAAAGTTTATATAGTCTTGGGGCTCTTTACTTCTACTAACTGCAATCATGCTAGGGCTGAATATATTTTGCGCCCATTCGGGTAATTCCCGTGTACTAGTCCAATTATACGGCTTTACTTTTTCAGCAAACCATTGCATCATAGGATGATTATCGTCTCCTGCTTTACTAAAATCGTGAAATGCACCGCTAACAATATTTTTGCCAGCAATAACATCAACACCATATATAGGAGCAGGATTGTATATGCGAGGAAATATACACAAATGAAACATGTATAATTTGTCTGTTTCTACAGCATCTAGGTGGGCTCTACGATAAAATTTAGATTCAAATACATAGTTGCGCCAAGGCCATTCATGATGATCAGGAACAGACTTACCTGTATCAGAAATTAAACTAAGTAGGTTCTGTTCACATTTTTTCAGGGTTTGGAAAATGTCTTGCATGTAATTCTTGAAATAATCTTGTAGCAAAATCAAATACTACTTTTGCTTCGTCTGCCATACTATCATCTAATTGGCTGTATATAGATTCAGCAAGTAATTTGGGCTCGTCAAACTCATAATATTTGCCACCGCCTGGAACTTTTCTTGCTATCATTTGCCCTCCACGTAAATCACCTAAATAGCGAACATAAATGTGGGCCAAGTATTGTGTATCTGTATGTATGTGTTCTTTAACATATTGCACATATTCTTTTGTACTAGGTTCTAAATCATAGCACAACACGGGCATAGAGCCCATTAGTTTTAATTCTTCAATATCTGTATCTATTGCTTTTGCTCGGGCCAATCGATTATCTGGTAAATTATAATATGTGTTTTCTAATGCATTGTATATAGAATGTTGGTTAATTAAGTAATGAAAATATACATAATTTTCTATATTACCGCTCATCATTAAATTTGCAAAATCTTGTTCTTCTGCAAATCTATGTTCTTTTAATGTTAATTCTTTTAAACTCATTCGATATTATAATTTAGTGATTGATCATTTATATGAACCCAGCCTGTTATAATGTACTTATCGGTACTATAATTGGGATTTCCTCTGTGAACATGAGTCCATCCTGCAGGCCATATTACCAATTTACCTGCTTCAGGTTTACAACGAACTCCTTGTTGAAAAAATTCAGTTTCTCCCTCACCTTCAGGCAAAGTATTTAGATATAATTGATATACAAGTATTCTTGAATTAGATTCTTTACTCCATTCTGAATGCCATGCATGAAATCCGCCACCTGCCTTTACACGTTGTACTTTCATGTCATTACAAGTAAGAGGCATTGTACATCCTACTCTAAATTTTGTTTTGTATATACTAACAGCGGTTTTTAACCGGTTAAAAAAGAAGGCTGGTTCATTTGTTGTATGTACTACATGATTTAAATCTAAGCTCCTAGCAACATGATTTAACCATACATGCTTACCTTTAGATCTAAAAAATTGGGCATCTGTTGTTGGTTTATCTCCGCCATATCCTGCCCCAGATATATCCGAAAATCCTTCTTTATCTAATATGTTAAATTTATCTATAATTATCTGACAATAATCTGTATCAAAAAATTCTGGATATTCTAAAATAAATGTTTCATTATTTCCGTTGTTTGAAACAGTGGTTTCCATGTCATAACTATCTTGTATGACTTGTAATTCTGCGTCGGGTTCTTCCATTTTATCCTATGACGAAACTTAGAGGATCTCCACCATCTACGTATGTTTTTAGTTCTTCCTCTAGTGCTTGAAAACTTGTAGTAGCATCTGCTCTTAATGTTTCTGCATTAAGGGCGGTGCCACCTTGTGGGCCGGCAATAGTTACAAATTTGCCTCGTGCTTCAGCCAACATCATTTTAGATTCTGATATTGACCACTCTCGTATCCATGATGCAGAATATACATCTGCAATAAGAGTTAAATCTGGTTTATAGTTATAGCAATGAACAAATACATCATCATCAGACTTAACTTTTCTGTGAATAAACAATGTATTATTCCATGGCTTCCATGTATATAGATATTCGGATCCAAACATTCGCCCTAAATGCTCTCGCATTTCATGATACGCTTCAAACGTTGCTAGTCCACCTGCTCTACCTGAATGTAACATATATGTATTAAGATATGCCGCTTCAAATGGTTCTATATCTGCACCCGTTCCTGAACCAAACGATCCAGTTTGTCTTCTATATATATCTTTAACTTCTATTACTTCTGTAGGAAGAATATATTCTTGTTGTTCCAATTTAAGTGTAATTGCAACAAAAGATTCTTCAGTAGAACGAGAACTACGTTGTCTATATTTTGCTAATGCTTTGTCTATCGCTAGATCATAATGTTCGGGATCTAGTTCGACATCAATCATCCCTCCACCGAGGGATATTTCTATTTCTTTGGTAAGTTCTTGTCGGGTCTTTGCCATAACTCTAGTCTCCGTATAGTATTTATTCGGAGACTGGTGTGTTACTTAAAGACTTGCAAGATAACAGTATCGTCGGAAAATCGGCCGGTAAGTTTAGTTTCAGTGGTTTTAACGTCTGATTCAAACCATTTACCAAACTTATGTTTTGTTGCCTTTTTAGCAAAATTAAGTTGCTCTTTAGGCTTACGGAGAGTCTTTTTAGTAGAATTTTTTTCGCTATAATTTAAAAGCGTCGTTCCTTTAATTTTAAATCCTCGATCATCATCGGCTACATAAACACCAAGTTTACGATACTTACACTGGTAAATAACTGCCATAGTAGCACCAATAATATTAGTAGGATTGACGCTCGTGATTCCCAATCCAGCATCTGTTTGTTTAAATTTAAGTTTAGCAATTTGTTTATCAACACTTACAGGCTTCTTTTTACGTTGCTTTCGTGTTGCTTTTGATTCCCCAATAATAACATCGCAGGCATCAATGAACCTATTTACAAGTTCAATAAGACCTTCCATTCGTTTATTTTTAAGTAAATGTTTATATCCTTCGTTAAGATCTTCATCACTGCCTTTAAGAGCTTCTTTAAATTCTATAAGCTCTTTCTCCCAATCTTTTTTAATACGTCGTGCATGAGCCTGAGTGCAGTTGCAACTTTGCAAATAAGCATAAGGATCAATAATAACAGGATTAAACAAATTTGGGTTACCTACACACAAATCAACCCATTGAACAAATTGACCATCCATTTCGTCGGATTGATCCTTAATCCTATCTTGAATACTCGGACCTTGGGCTCGTTGTTCTTTCTTTTCAGCAACAACTTCTTTTTTAATACTGCCTTGTTTGCAAAGATATTCAATATGCTGTTCAAGCCTATCGTCAATATCCATTTCTATATTGAATATTGCACCTTTAGTTTTCATTCGTGCAAGCCAGCCGTATGTAGAAATAACAAAAATATCCGGACATGTTTTAACTTGCCTTGCTTCGTCTTTGCGCCCTTCAGCAACTAGATAATCTGCAAGAAATTTCTTAGCATCTTTGACGTTGTTATGGTAACAATAATAATTAAACCCATTTTGAATTTGTTCTCTAGTAATAACGCACCCGACAAATTCCTGTTCAGAGCCAGTATATTTTTCGTCTGTTTCTAATTGAGTTACCCTGCGTTTTTTCTTTGGTACTCGTTTAAGCAAATTTGATTTAGTAGCCATATCTCCTCCTGTTATTTACTTATAGGATTAACAATACAAGCCATTTCTTCAAATGACTCAACTTCCCAATTCCACCACTTCTTTAAACCTTGTCCTCTTTGCTTAAATCTTCTAGGTTCTCCCCATGTTGGTTCAGTATATCTATTCGAATATGTTTCAAAGACTATTTCAATGGAATTTTTAATTGCCTCTTGAGGAATAACAAAATAATAAAACGTATCGTTTATATCATCGTATACCATGCATCGTAAATGAGATTCTTTTTCGTAGCCTGTAATAAAAACACTATGTCGCCAGTGACCTTTTTTTATATTGTTATTTCTAAACTGAGAACAAGCAGATTTGGCATCAGAGCCGTCATCGAAATCTTTTTTCTTTACGCAAATAACTTTAATATTCTTATTAACGACACCTATTGTCAGTTCTAATAAAGATTCAACATGAAGATGCATTAATTCATCTTCCGATAATGCTTTAAATTTGTTCTTCTTAAGAATAGGAAATAAAACTTCCCTAAATCTTTTAGTTACTTTACATTTCTTTTTAAAAGATTTTATATTTAATCTTTTTTCTTCTATAGACATAATATTATTATAGCAAAAATGTAAGTTAATCCAATTAGACTCTAGCAAGTTGCAATGCTTGTCCAAGAACTGCACGGGCATCAAAACCGTCTGGTGCTCCGTCTTCTTCTGGAAAATCAATGCTTGAAGATGTTGCTAATGTATTTTTCCTAAATGGCTTAATGAACCTTGCAAGTCCTGCAATGTCATTAAGTTCAAAAGTGTCGGCATCCATCATACCATCCTCTCTATCTGTATTTTCAGCATGAATTTCAAATTTACCGTTTACTATTCCTACAAATAAAAAAGTTTGTGAGCCAATCATAAGTTCTCCTTTAGTTAGTTTTCCAAAAACAGTTGTCGCCTTGTACCATTACCCAATTATCGTGTTCGGTTGCTTCGTTAAGTTCACTATGTTTAAAACGTTTAATATCACCGTTATTGTAATAAACTAAAAGGACCTCTCCTGTTGGTTGCATATATGCTCCAACTTGCCCGACTAGTTTGCCTTTGTTACCTTTTACTGTTACAAAATCGTTTAAGCCAAATCGTTTCATTGTGTCTCTTAGTTCCAAAGTATTTCATTTGATTTAAGAAATCCTACAATATATACGCACTTCCGGAAATCAGCGGTTGTGTTATCATATAACCAAGTCATTGCCTTTTTGGCTTTATCAGTACCGTATTCTCCTGCTAGTTGATTAAATTCCTGCTTAGTCATTGTATCTCCTATCAAAAGTTAACTTAATTACTATACATATATTATACTATCTACAGATCTAATGTCAACCATTTTCTGCATAAATATTACATTATAAGGAGAATAATTAATGGAAACATTATTAGCATTATTTGGAGCCAAATGGTGTTGTGTCTTTGCATCTACATGCGGAGGACTAGCAAATGGACTTGTTCACACATGGTTGGGTTGGTTAAAAGAAGCAAAAAATCTTGCAGTTGCCGCAATAGTTGGCTGGTTTGCCGCAGAATTTTTTATACCAGCATTGATGGAACAATTTGAATTTGGAGTATATACTGCTCTTGCAATTGCATTTGTCATTGGATATAGCGGTATTCGATTATTACCAAAATTAGAACAACAAATGTTTAAAAGAATCGACAAAATAGGCGGTTCTACCGAAGAGAAAGAAAAAGACTAAACAATTTTAACGTTTCCGTTAAATTCTTCTTTATTATATGTAAAATAAACCACAGTAAATCTATGTTTAGGATTAGAATGATAGAGGCCTTGATGCCACGAATCTCCAGGAAATATAACAAGACGATTTTGTTTATATTCTATGATTTGTTCTTCACCATCTTCTGGTTTAATTAATGTACTTCCTTCATATTTAGGATCCCACTTAGAAGGATAAAATAGAAAACTTAAATCATCTGGAATATGTGTATCGTAATGTAATGGTCCAGTGGATCCATATGGAGCCAAATGAACATATCTGTCCCTTATAGAGATATTTTTATTAACTATATTACCTGCATCTAAGAATGTGTTAAACATAAATTCATAAGGAGGACTATCAAATTGTTCTGGTCCTGAATTACTTAACAGTAAAGGTACTTCTCCATGATGCTCGGTAAAATTATTACTTTTATCCTGGTAAAATTTATAATGCAAAAATTTAAATGTATAATTTAAATAATCAAGAAATTGTTCATCAAATATATTATCTATTACTTTTATCATCGTTTTTATATAGTTAAAAAGTTTGTACAATTTTTACATAAAAGATCTTTGTCTTTTGAGTTACTACCATATATTTGTGATATTAATCTTTTAGATTCTTTTGAAGTTAAAATATCTTTAATGCTATCTGTAAGTATATTTCCTATTGTATATTTCTTTTGATAATCTTTACAACACAATCTACAATCACCATCATAATTTATTGTTATACTATTTAATAATTTTCCATCCATACAAAAGGTATGATTAAATATTCTGTTAATAGGCGGAGATTCAACATGCTCATTAACAATATTACCTGCCTGACTAATTAGAGGTCCTACATCAATATAAACGCTTGGGCCAAACAGTTGTGAAAAATTTTCTCTATACTCTTCAGGTTGTTCTAAAAATAATTTTCCATTCATTTCTATTGTAACAGGCACATTTTTATGTAATTTACAAAAAGAAAGTATATTATCTAATGTAGGCAAAAAATGCTTTTTATGCATACCTCCCATTTGAACAGACCATTCTTCTTCTATTGCAGAAGGAAAATTAAAGACCATACGTTTTAAATCTTTTTCTTGTAAAAAATCTAATATCTTTTGTGTTAATAATATTCCATTTGTATGAAGAACTAATTTTTTATATAACTTATATTTTCGTAACTGTTCTATTCTTTGAAAAAATAAAGGATCTAATAGTGGTTCATTAAAGACAGAAAATGAAATAAAATCTATAGTTTGTTTTTCTAATTTTTTAAAAATAATGTCGCTATCTTCCAACGACATATGTTTGTTTTTACGCCTAGGATTAATATTAACAGGACAATAAACACAACTAGCATTACATGCCTCATTAAATTCTATATCAATTTTTAATGGTATATTAAAGGTTATCGCCATGAACCTAATCTACCGCCGTATAAATAAACATCTTCGTGACCTTTACGAAAGATATCTTTGATAACTTTAAATGCTTCTTTCATATTGTTTGTTTTAAAAACTGTTTTTTGACCTAGTTTAATTGTATATACCATAATTTTTGGAGCGAGTAACAGGAATCGAACCCATGTCATTAGGTTGGAAGCCTAAGGTAATACCATTATACGATACTCGCATGGTGGAGGCGACTGGGATCGAACCAGCTACCTTATCCGTGCAAGGGATACGCTCTCCCAAATGAGCTACGCCCCCATATATTTTTTAATAAAATCATAATTATAAGAAGCCAATTTAACATCCTCTTTAACTAGTTCTTTTATTTGTTCTTCGGTATATCCTCGATTTACCTCAGGTAATTGTTGTGGGTCGTGTTTTTTATATTCTTTTATAAAAGAATTAAATTTATCAGTTGCTTTATATATATCTGAAATATATTGAAATGCCCGATTAGGGAAGAACACAGATGTAGGAGATTTTGTTTCTTTAAAAAGCGTACCTGCTCGTATACATTTATACATTTCAATATCATCAACTGTTCTATTATACTTCCAATCTTTCCAATATTTAGAATCTTCTCTAACTGTATGAATAAAATGATTCATAATAAAAGATTTAATACGTAATGCATCTTCTATATTAAGGTAATTAAACCAATCTTTATCTACCTGTTTAACATACCCTTTATTAGATATGGATAATATTCTTTTGATTTGAAAAATTGAAAATGCTATACTTGTTGCTTCTAATGGTTCAATAAAACAAGAGGAGAGTCCTATTGCAACACAATTTTTAATCCACGATTTATCTAAATAACCAGTTTTAAATTTTATAATTTTGCATTCATCATTATCTTTTAAACCCAAAGTTTGTCTAAATTCAATTTCTGCATTGTCAATTGAAGTATAACGGTCAGAAAAAACATACCCATTTGTTCTTTTATCACATAATGGTATTGTCCACATCCATCCATTTTTTAATCCTGTTACCCGTGTATACGGACACATTTCTTTCAAAGGATTATTATACTTTCGTCTATGAACAATAGCAGTATTATTAGGCAACGAATCTTGTATCGAAATCCAGTCCGATTGCAATTTACCTATTAATACATTATTAAATCCCGAGCAGTCTATAAATAAATCTGCATATATATAATCATCATTTATTTTAATATAATCTATACCATTTTCATTAATTTTTATTTCAGATACAGTATCTTGAATATGTGTAATTTTTGTTGTAATTTGTGTTTTAATAAAATCTATATATCTATTCGATTCAATATGATAAGCATAACTTTCAGGATGATAATACTCTCCTACATTATCATCTGCTATGGGCAGTTCAGAATGTGCTCCGCTTGGTATCTTATTTTCTGTAAGAAAATAACTCCAAAAATCATGTGCATCTGCACCATCACTTTTTAAAAAAGAATGAAAATATGTATGGCCTAATTCATGAAAATCATCAAATCTAACAGCATATTTAAATGTACTATTAGATGCTCGCATAAACTCTAGCTCGTTTATGCCCAGTAAAGAATGAAATGTTTTTAATGTTGGAAATGTTGATTCACCTACAGAAATTGGAGTATCATTTTCTATTATAGTAAAATCAACATCAGGAATATACTTTGTTATTCCTAATGCAGATAACCAACCTGTGGTTCCGCCTCCTACTTGAACTATTTTCATGCACCAACGATTATTAAGCCGACGACCCAACCAATGAGGCCCCATTGTAGGTCTTTTAAAGAAAAACTATGATTATAACTTTTCCAATCCCAAAGTTCTTTTGCAATTGTGATTACCAACCCTGATATTAATAAAGGTTGCCAAAATACTGCAAGGGTAGTAACACTAAATGCCCAGAAAAAATGGAGTTGTTGTTCTTGATACTTATAAAGCCATGTTTCTAATTTTTCTAAGAATCCTGTTTTCATCCGGGGTCTGGTCCTGTTGCATTGTTACCATCTACACATCCTTGTGAATTATATCTGCTTTGTCTCCATGTATGTTTGTCTTCATTATATCTCAACCATATCTGATTCCCTTGTGGATCACAAAATTGTACATATATTTTTTCGTTTATAGTAAACAATCCTGCTCTACTGAAACCTTTTACTTGTGGTAATGTCTCTATCGCCGTTAACCATAAAGGAGAACGAGTATCCGAAGCACAAGAAGTAATTATTAAACATATAATTAGTGTAACTAAAAATTTCATTATATAATATTTAGTATAAAAAAAGACAGGAGAGCAGAGGTTGCAATCGCTCTACTCTCCCATAACACTTCTACCGCTGAGCCACTTAGTGGGGGGTGCAACCCCTAGATCATTAAATTGCTTCTTTAATGTCTATCTCAGCCCTCGATCGCCTCCTTCCCTCGAAGTGCTTAGTCTAATTTAATGTGGGCATGTTGGGCCTGCTATAGGTTCCGCCCTTCCGCACATTTCATTGAGAGACGTGTTTTCAGACTCAGCCATGCATCGCTCGGTGGTAGCATATACCATTGAGTCCCCGCTATGGTCCCCTTAAATGTCCCTATGGTAGTTCATTCGGTTTTTGTTTCCTCGCCCGCCGGTCTACCTCCATTGAGCTCACGAATGTCATATTTCCCAAACCTAACACGGTCACGCATTAGTCCCACAAACTGGTACCACCGGCCGGACTCGAACCGGCACGCCATTACTGACAACGGATTTTAAGTCCGGTGCGTCTACCAGTTCCGCCACGGTGGCATTATTTTAATTTCTTCTTTGTATTCTCTATAACTTTTTTAGCCCGTTCAATCTTCTTTTTAAGATCTTTATTATCCTTATTATTAACAAGCTCTTGCTCGTAAATGCTAAGTTGTGCCTCGGTGCGTTCAATTGCACCTTCTTGGCGTTCTCGTTTACCATGCAGTTTACTTCTCATTCGTTATCCTTAATTATTTGGAGTCGTTTTTCTATTTGTAACTGTTCATATTTTTCCATAGCAGTATCTTTAATGGCCCACGTTCTAATATTTTGCCCAATTATTTTAGGTTCACAGTTTGCTATTTGTACTTTTAATTCGGAATTTGGAAACATCCATTCTGCAGGACAATATAAAGGATCATAAAAAAATGCACTATAAATTGTTATTCCGGCTGTAAACACAGCAAATGGGATCAAAGGTATTATCATTATCAATTAGTTTAACTGTTATACATATATTATACTATCTATAGTTCAAAGGTCAACCAGTTTTTTGGCTGATAATATTGCGTCATTATTTCATGTGGACTATCCATCTTAGGAGTCCAATTATATATAAATTCAGCGTAAGGTGGCATAGAACACAATATGGATTCTGCCCTAGCATTTGATTTTAATCCAAAAAGTGTACCTCTATCATATACAAGATTAAATTCTATATATCTACCTCTACGTATTTTCATAAATTCTATATCATAACTAGTATAAGATTCTTGTGATCTATTTTCAACTATAGGCAGATATGCTTTAAGAAATGCATTACCAACAGATTTAGTTAATTTAAAATTTGCTGTATCTGCACCATCTAAGTAATCAAAAAATACCCCTCCAATTCCTCGCATTTCGTTTCTATGTTTAATAGTAAAATATTCATCACACCAAGTTTTAAAGGGCTTATAACTATTTGGTATTGCTTTATTACATGCTTCTGCTAATGTTTTATGGAAATACACAAAGTCTTCAGGATACGGATAAAATGGTGTTAAATCTATTCCTCCTCCATACCAACTTTGTCCTGCATTAGTTTCAAAGTACCTAACATTCATATGAGTAGTAGGAACTTTGGGATGAGATGGGTGTAATATAAGAGAACAACCACATGCACTAAACTCGTCGCCTTCCATATCAACTGCTTTTGTCATGCCAGGTATAATAGGACCAGTTACATTAGAAAAATTAACAGCCGCTTTTTCAAAAATTGTTGAAACAGCAAAAGAAGATTTTTCAGGTTGCATAACCATAGTTATACCTCCGCCGCCTTCGGGACGAAGCCATCTATCTTCTATAAATTTACCTGCTCCGTCTTGTTCTACGTTTATGTTTTCTAAAGCATAACATATTTTATTTTGTAATTTTTTTACAAATTTTTCAAATACTTTAAATTGTGTGCTTTGTTCCATAATACTGGAGTGGACGACAGGAGTTGAACCTGCATAAAACAGATTTGCAATCTGTTGCCTAGCCGTTCAGCCACATCCACATTTATCTATACTACTATTATACTACTTAGTTTCTCTAAAGTCAAGTATTTTTTATTTAAATGCTAAATACAAAGGTTTAGGTGGAGTACCATATGACACAATTAATTGATCCAACAGAATATACTACTGTGGTCAAGCGTCTCCGTTCCTTTTTTGATTCCAAAAAATTTTTAGAAGTTCACACTCAAAATAGACTTAGTATTTTGGCGGCTTGTGAAGATCCAACTACAGTTGCAACCTATGAGTATGGTGGTAAAATATGGCCATTACCTCAAACAGGACAAATGTGGTTAGAATACGAGTTGCTTACAAAACCTGATTTACCTGGTTGCTATTGTGTTAGCACAAGTTTCAGGCAAGAACAGAATCCGGTTGAAGGTAGACATGAACTCATTTTTCCAATGTTTGAATTTGAATCACCAGGAAATTTTGATGATTTACTCAAATTAGAAGAAGATTTATGTTGTTATTTCGGATTTAGACCATGTGTTTTTCCTATCAAAAAATATACTGAATGGGCAAAAGAATTTGGTTGCAATGAATTAGACCATGAACACGAAAAACTAATTTCAGAATCACTAGCACCAGGACAAACAACTTGCTCGGGTGTAGGATTTATTACACATTTTCCTTACTCTACATCACCTTTTTGGAATATGAAAAAAGTAGATGAGTTTGCTAACAAATGTGATGTTATTATAGGTGGGATGGAAACTATAGGATCAGCAGAAAGATCCGCTGATCCAGTAGAAATGAGAGAACAATTTCACACAATATCGAATGGAGAATATGCAACGTTATTGTATGATTTGTTTGGCGAAGAGAGAGTTGAAAAAGAGTTAGAAGAATTTTTGGGACACGACTTCAAACCTAGGTTTGGAGGAGGAATAGGAATAACACGCTTGATAGCAGGTTTGAAAAAAGCAGGCCTTATGTGATGATTACTAGTGATAAAATAATTCCAGTTTATAAAAACGGAGTTGGCATTCACCAAGTAATAGCAGAATTGCAAAGACAGGCAAGAGAACTTACTGTGAAGAATGATTATGATAAAGATTTTTATGAGAAATACGGATTTGTTAGTTGCTTTGAATGCGACAGAACATTTTCAGACCTTGATGAACTTGCAAAACATCAAGAGGAACATCTTATAAAAGAACAGACTCTGGGGTGACGAAACAGGTAGACGTGGTGCGTTGTTTGCGTATTGTCCCTTTTGCAGAGGGGCGTGTAGGTTCGATTCCTACCCCCAGAGCCAATTTGGTTTAGATAACCTATTTATCATCTTCTTTTGGTTTATTCGATAATTAAATGTTCTTTAAGCCACTTGTCTAATGCTTCTTCAATCATACGCAAAGCCGGGTCGTCAGGTAAATCATAATCTTCTATTGTTGAAACTGCACGTTTTAATTTCTTTGAACCGACTAATACAGACATAATACCAGAAATTTTTAGGGCCTTCCGTTGTTCTTCGGGAGTTCGATTAGCAATATCTTCATCTAAAATTTCTATAGTTTTTTCATATTTTCGTTGTTGATTACTTTTAGTAACTTGTTTTAACAATTCTTTATACGGCGGAATCTTTTTTGAAACAAGGTTTTCTTTTTGTGTAAGTTTTATTGCAAGTTTTAAAGCAAGGTCTGCCTCGTTTACTTGTGCTACTGGTGTTTTAATTTGCTTTGAAATTCTTGTTGCCATATCTGTAATTACTTCATTAGGAGTTTCTTTTTCATTAATTTCCTTAGAAATACGAGTGGCCATTTCTGAAATTACTTCATCGGGCGTTTCTTTTTCATTAAGTTGTTTTGAAATCCGTTCAGCGATATCACCAA